TACAGATGAACGTGATTAACCAGATAACATATCTCGTAAAGAACGCATAAAGTTAATCGCCGCACGCCCACCAGGCACACCGAAATTAAGTATTTCGTCTTCTATATGTTCTAGGTGTAGGTTCTTCCCACCTTTGTCTTCGGCAAGGAAGTTTGAAAAATCTATCATTTAGCACAGTTTCCATTTATACAAATTATTATGTTACTATTTATAATAACACAATTATTCAGAAATGTCAACAGCCCTATTGTTACCCTTCATAAAAGATGGCAGTTTATCTTCACCAAAAGGTTTTACACTAACCAATTGTTCTGATAACATCTCTGCATCCCTTTTATTAGAAAAAGAACGAACGATATCATTTGATGGGAATTCTACTACTTCCCACCATATTCCATTTTGCTGCACAAAGTATTTTACTTTCTTATACTTTGATGTCCTGAAATTTTTCATAGTCTTTATGCTTTCCAAGACTACTTCCGAAAGTCGTTTTATCAAATGCTGGTTCCTCTGGTTGTCCACTGTCAATAATGTCATCTTGTGCTTCCTGTTCCACATCGTATAGTTTCATTCTCGCCCTATCGATACCCACGACAAATCTCTTGTTTGCGCCTGGGTCGTTATATCGATTCTTTAATTGTTTCACCATTATCTGGTTTAGACTGTCTAAGTCTTCCGTAGATATGAGTGCAAACATGAGGTCTGCCGTAGCAGGCAAACCAAAACTTTCTGATGTATCTTCCAAACCAACATCTGAGTTGGAGTACCCACCTCTTGTCGTTTGTGTTGCCGACATAATCGGTACATTATTTTCAACTGCAAGTCCCCTAAGTTCTTCTGCAATTGATTTGATATAGAAGTATGACCCAACATTAGCGTTCCCCTTAAATCTGGATGAAGCACAAATATTCAAATAGTCGATAAAGATAATATCTGGTCTAAATGATTTCTTTAGTGCAAGTTCTTTGATTAAACTTCTGAAGTGTCCAGTATGGGCAGATGCAGTAGGATATTCTTTGATAATTAACTTTCCATTAGTCTTTGTTTGTATCTTGGATAGACGGTCAGTAAACATCTTTTTGGGCAACTCATGCAAGTCATCCATAGTAATGTTCATTAGATTTGCATCAATACGTTCTGCAATTCTTTCTTCTGCCATCTCCATAGTTATATATAAAACACTCTTACCTTGCATGAGGGTGGACGCTGCCATGTGACACATGAATAACGATTTACCAACACCAGTTCCAGCAAGTGCAATATTTAATGTCTTTTGTGGAATACCACCTTTTGTAATTCTGTTGAAATAGTCAAGGTCGAATTCAATCTTCTCTTCTTTCTTATGGTAAAATTCAAATCTGTTCTCACCATCTTCTACATAGTCGTGTCCAACATTCTGGTCAAATGCAACTGCAAGTGCTTCAGATAAGATGGACGGTATTGCTTCAGCGGTATGTTCTTTATCTTTACCTTCGATAATTTGAATACCATTAAGGATAGCATTGTAGACTGCTTTATCCTTACAAAACTTTTCTGTTGTGTCAACCAACCACTGCATATCAACTTCTGCATCTGATAAGGTATTGACGATTTCTGTAACCGACTTGAACTCTACGTCTGTTAAGTCTTTTCGATTATCTAGTTCAATAGAGAGTGCTTCTTTAGTAGGTTGATTATTATACTTCTCTACAAACTTAATGATTTCTTCAAAGACTACACGCTCTTGTCTATCTGCAAAATACTCTGGTTTGATGAAAGGGATTACCTTTCTTGCATAGGGTTCATTATATACTAAATTACTTAGCGTGGTTCGTTCAATCGTCTGTGTTGACATACTGCATATTCTCCTCGTTCACTTGTTGGTCTATCAGGTCTTGAAGTATATCTCCAAGTAACTGAAAGAAATCATCATTAAAATATTCTCTATCTAACGAGTTAGAGTCTAACACATTATAATCGAATTGTAAAGAGGCTTCTGTCTTTTCTTCATTCTCAACAATAGAAACTTTACCATATTCATATACAACCCCCTGATAAAATCCTGCCTTCTCCGTCAAACCAATACCTTGCCACTTTCTATCCTTGTTGGCAACGAATGTATATTTTTCACGAATGTTAGACATAATGTAAATAACTCCCTATAATATATTTCGGTTCAACTTCTGGTTTTTCTCCAGCATGAAGATGTGTCCATAATGGTGGGAACATCAACATTCTGCCTGGCCTTGGTTCAACTCTCATATTCCATTGTGGAAAAGTAGTTGCACCTTTCTCGGGCCAGTTCAGATAAAGAAAGAAAACTAAGAACCTACGAGCAGACTCATAATTACCAACATCAACATGGTCTTTGAACTCATCGAAATCATTCGCCTCGTACTTCTTCATACGATACTGTTCAAATGCAAATTGTTCTGGGAACATTCCATTGGTAATATTACAGTCCTGTCTGTATTTATCGATATGTTCAAAGAACACTTCAGTTAATTTTTCCGTAAAGGGTTGCCAGTCATTGTGTTGTTGCAATGTAACTTGTTTGAAAGAACGATGTCCTTCCAACTTTATATCTTCATGTTGTTGAGGATTCTCTTCAAACATTGCAATTAGTTGTTTGCACAAATCTTCACCAATAACTTTGTTATATACTTTTACGAAATCATTATTCATATTAAGTAATCAACCCACTTCCAGATGCTGCTGTGTTAGTAGGAATTTCAATACCTGTTGTCTGTTTCATATATCCTGCTGATAGTTCTGGTGCAGTTTGAATCATAAACATAATTGAATTCCTAGAGAAGTTGAAATCTCCATCTGGTTCAACACCAGACATACAAATTCCATTCACCAAACCAACTCCTTGTTGATTTGCCTGTAGCATTCTTGGACGATTGAGGGTAATAGTAGTCCCAACTTCGTCAACGTATTTGCCCAAGATTTCTGCCCCATTCGACATCACCAAGGTAACAATTGTTCCTTTATTCATATTACATAAACTCCTGTAAGTTTGTTGTTTGACTTTGCTTCCAAGCCTTTTTATATTGTATTTTAATCTTATTGAATGTGCCACCCATCATTTCTTTTGTTCCATTATATGAAACATACTCTGGGAACTTCTCAATAAGTTTTTGGTGGTTGTCGTTTATCATTTTCAAGTCTCTGCCCATATCCATACACCCACCTTGTGTACCGACAAAATCACTTAGATAAACAAACCTATCCCATACTCTATTAGGATATCCTTTTGATAATAGTTGTAACGATAACGAAATATCTTCTGCTGTTGATAACTCCCAATCTAGTTCATCTGCACTAGGAAGTTGTTTACCATCAAAGAAGAATACTTCTGCCGTTCCAGTATTATCTATATATTCTTTACCAGCGGGCGGTAACCCACCAGTTCTGCATCCACCCCATGTCACACCTTCATCCATCCATTTGGATGTTTCGGTAAGCATATGATTCCAATCGTCTTCGGTCATTGTACGTTTAGTCAGTTCACCGTCATGCCAAGGTTTCCTTGTTTTCATAACAATGTCATCGTCCATTACAATGTACCGTTTATTTTTACCTTGCTCCCAAATCCACTTACGAGTTGCAGTAATACCACAATCATTTTCTGGTAATACTATCATTGGTAAGTGAGCATGGTGAGTGCGTTCTTTGGGTTGAACAACCAAAACACATTTGTTCTGTATGCTGGATGGCATATTGAAAAACGTGAGTTGATTATTATATCTTCCCAGCGTGGGAATAAAAATTGTATCTATCATTTTCTTATAATACCAGAAGTTAAGTTACTTGTCAACACCTAAATGCATTTTATTTGAAAAAGATTCAAAGTATTCTTCTTGTGACAATAATACTTTTTTGTAGTTATTCCTACATTCTTCTAATTTATTTTCAAAGAAACTTTGTTCTCGTAACAAAATAGACTTTTCTACTAATTCTTCTGAAGATGATACTCGTTGCCAATCATCAATATTATATGTGTTGTTTGAATCATAGTCTCTCCATACGAAAGGTATCATACCAATAGAGAGCGCTTCTGGGTATCTACTTGTAGTTGCAGTCTGGTCAATCCAATTGAAACATAATGTACATCTTGCTGGTTCTAACATTGGATATAGTTCTTTCCAATCCTTAATCCACGCCGCTTGTCGTTTTACCCCTGATGGGAAACCACCAACCATAACTGTAGATAATTCAGAACGATAGATTTGTCTGATAGTTTTCTCTCTATCATTACCGTGTTTCATCCGTCCCCAATATGCGAAATCAATCTCTTTATCTGTACCCATCATATCAGCGAGTGGGTTCTTTAGTGTTTGAATAAAGTGATACTTCATACCGTGGATGTTACCAGAAAAGTCTACCTCATCAATAGTTGTAAAGTTTTCTATGCCTGGCAAGAAACTACGATATAGTTCTTCTGTATCTCCTCTATCACTTCTAAACATGATTACATTCTTACCTTCAAAATAAGGTGCAATCTTTTCAATATGACTTTGAGACTTTGCAAGGTCTTTTGGATTCATCTGTAGTTCACCATGATATCTAAATTCACTATCAGATGGAATTACAATAGTATCTGCCCACTTGATTGTATCTGGTGTACGTTGTGGGCGTGACTGATTAAAGGATACATTATAAGTATCATACTTATGTTGAGGATTTCTTCTCATCCATGTAACATAGTTTTCAAAGAAACTATCCAATACAGTTTCTAGTGGGCCATTGTATTTTACGTTAGAACGTATTCTTGCAATTGTAATGTTCATCTTATAATATCAATCTTGTTCATAGTATCTTGATTCCAAACTTCTAGTTCTCTACGGAGTCTACCTTCTGCAACCATCTTATTATATCGTTTAGTAGCAAGTTTCTTCCACCATGCAATTACAGCATCAAGTTCAAATCTATCATAATTTTCTGCCTTTGTCAATAGATTTGTCTTACCCAATAATACATCTCTTGCATTGTCGTATCCATAGGTACTGCTGTAAAATCTCTTCTGGGTAGTTACTTCACCAGCCTTATTCATTGCATCTGTAAATAGTTCGTATGCTTTTGTATCGTGTTGTTTCAATGATGACTTGATTGTTCCTACCATCTTAGTCTGCATTTTTAGTTTACGAGATGATGCACCTTTGTGTATCAAGTCCTCTCCACCATTCCGTTCAGTAAACCAATCACGCATCTCCATATAGATATCTTCACCTAGTGTCAATAGAAACTTAGACTGAGTATCGCCCTTGTATCTTAGATATGGTTTCATTCCATCGTACATGGAGGCCCCCTTCAAATTGCCATAAAGAGAAGTTGTCTCAAAAAGGCAGAACTCTGTATCATACTTCTTGTTTAGCATTCTACGAGTTGCATGAGAACAACAGATTGCAGCAAGTAACTTACCACCCAAACAGTTATACCCAAATGGTTGTGCCGCCACAATGTGAAACCCCATGATAGCACGTTTGTTGAAGATATCCAAATCAGGAACTCCACCAAGAAAATCATTACGAGGTTTAGAATTGATTAGTGGTGAACCATAACGAATAAACCCTACGATAGTATTTGTAGTTGTTTCCTTAACAACTAGTTTCAAAGTCTTGCCTGGGTTCTCATCTGGACTGAATGATGCAGTCTTTTCTAATAGTGTATCATATACTTTGTTTGGTATTTCTACAACTTGAAAATTCATATCTTCTGGATGCATATCATAATCTTGAAACAAGTCATCCTCAATACTCATGCCTGGCAAACCAGCAGGAATGTCTTTTACTCGTTCAATCTTTCTTGCACGAAAGTAATCGTCAATCCGTCCAAAGTCTTTGAAGTATTCCATCAACTTGGTTGCGGCATATATTGAATCTTGTCTATCTAATATCATCCAAAAAAGTCCTCAAGTGTTGTTTGTGTTCCATAAGAACGGTCAATCTTCCAACCAATCTGGTTACAGATAAATGTCAGAGGTTCAACGAATGCCTTATCGAACTGTGTATCATAATCTAAATATTTGTGAATGTCAAACTCTTTTGGTAATTTAGTCATAAAAGAAATGACACCTGATTGCATATGGTTAGGAGTTCTCATATTCAAGAATTTGATTTTCTCACCTTCTTGCACAAGAGGATACTTTCCAGTCAACTTCTGTTTCTTTAGAAAGTGATTGTAAAGTATAACGCCTTTGATGTGCATGGGAGCACCCTTCTTAAAGATGCCTGATGAACTACTCCACTTTGCAATACCATTACATCCACGAGGGAATGCAATCTCTTCTGGAGGCAACTGCATGAATTCATCACGAAACTCTTGGATAAAATCATTAATGTCTTTCTCCGTACCAGACATGATAATCTTCAATGCCTGTTTAATCTTTTCACGACAAGGAGCAGGAGTACTTGACTTTACTGCTTCAATACCCATGACCTTTAGTGATGCTTCTTGGTAACGAACACCTTCCACATCCCATGCATTTAGAATGTATCTTTTCTTTGCAGTCCAGATACCCTTGTCTGCAATGACCTCTCGTGCCATCTGCATCTTTTGGTCGAATGCATTTACATACTCAGCAAGGTCTTTATAACACGAATCAATAAAAGGTTCAATCTTCTCTTTAGCAATTCTATCAAGGAAGTCCACCGCCCGTTCACGATAGTTATCCTCTGACTCATTATCTCGTTTCTGTAACACCTTATTAATAAGTTCGTCAAACCTAATGTATACTGAATCCGTATCCGATGCAATAACATAGTCTACTCCTGTACTATTTAGCAACTTGTTCAGATACTCATTCAGTGCTTTTTCAATCCACCGAATAGATAACTGACCAGAGGTTGTGATACCTTCTGCAATCCTCAAATCATAATAACGAAACCACTCATTACCAATCGCACCATAGGCAGAGTTCAATGAAATCTTTCTTGCCATCTGGATGTTATGATAACGACTTACATCGTTTGCATACTTGGGGTCTTTAGTATCTTCATATTTCTGTTTAGCGTCCAACATCTTTTTCTTGTAGATAGTACGGTCATCATACATCTCTTGCATCATCTCAGGCAAGAACCCTTGGGTCTTTGTTCTGAACAACGCACCATTTGGTGTACAAGTAACTGATGCTGGTTTTAGTGGTGTCAAATCATGTTGTCTATCCAACATCTCATTAACAGATTTCTCCTTGTCAAATCCCATAGTTTTGGGAAGCAAAGTCTCTGGAGAAATATTGTATTGCATAATCAAGTGAGGATACAAAGAGTTCAAGTCAAAAGACATAACCCATTTGTGTTGACCAACTTGTGGGTCTTTCACATATGCACCTACATACTTATCACTCTTGTGTATCTGTGATGCCTTTTGAGGAATGACAATCTTTTTCTTGAGCAAGTGATTGTAGATTAGAACATCCCAATACTTAACAGACGTAAATGAGTCAGAGATATTAACCTTGGCCTCATACGTCATAGTCAATATCAAGTCCAACAATTTCATCTTGTCATCGATACGGTCAACTAGTTCAACGTCCATGATGTTATAGTCAAGGAATGATTGATAGTCTTTAGTATACCATTCACGAAAAGTCTCAAAAGGATTCTCATCCTTGCGTTCACCTAGTTCCACAAAAGCAATATGGTCAAGACGATATGACTCCTGACCAGTGTAAGTAAACTTCTTGTATAGTTGTAGATAGTCAACCTCTTCAACACCAAGAATATCATACACTTGGTCTTTACGTCCAAAACCAGAGTTCACCATCTTAGAGTTTACAACACCCCAAGGCGATAAACGCTTCATTGCATCTTCACCCATTTGGGATTTGATACGGTTACAGATATAAGGAATATCAAAGAACTCGGTATTCCAACCAGTGATTACGTCTGGATGGTCACTTTCCCACCAAGCAAGAAACTGTGCAAGAAGTTCACGTTCAGTTGCACATTGAATGTACTGAACATCTTCTCTGTCATTGTGATAGTCGTGCAAACCCCAAACCTTAATACGTCCAGTATCATGGTTCTTGATAGTAATAGACAGCATTGGTTCTGCTGCTTGGTCTGCATTTGGGAAACCGTTCTCACACTCAACCTCAATATCGATTGTAACAATACGCATCTTAGCGATGTCATATTCAATCTGATTAGGATAGGTTTCTGAGAGATAGGTATATGGGAAAGAAGTCATACCATACACAAGGTGTGGTTGACTTTCTCTTTGTTGCAAATGTTCCTTCGCTTCCTTGATTGAAAGGAAGGGCATTGGTGCAACGTGTTTACCTTCTAAGGTTGTCCACCCTGTAGGTTTCCCTACAGGATAGTAGAGAGTGGGTTCGTACTTAACTTTGAAGTTAGAACGAACACCATTCTTTACGGCACGAACAAGTAATTGGTTGCCCCATTGGGCGATGTGTGTGTAGAAATTCAAGACTTTTCCTCTTATCAACTGTAATCATTATATAATAAAAAGAGGGGAGTGTCAAGAGAAAAGTGAAATTTGTTCTTCTGTTGTGAAGTGTCTATCCACCATGTCTATAATATCTTGTGCATTAGCAATCTTTAATAGTTCAGATTCTACTGCCTCTGCAATGTCAGGATGCTCTCCGATACCAGCAGGGTTCTTCAAGTATACTGCAATGTTTGCTTTGTGTAGTGCAATCTTACCTTCATTGTGTTTCTTAATCGCTTCCAGTAGTGTCATTATTTTCGCCTTTCATTGTTGTAATAATCAATTTCTTCTGGGGGTCTACCATAACATTCATCTCCGTCATGGCAAATCTATTTAGAAGAACACTAGTTCCTCTTTTACTTCTATCATCAAGACCAAACATCAACTGATGTGTGTGTCCCATAAATTCAACTTCTAACTGAACGACTGGGCGTTTATCAACACCACCACCAGTTCTCGCTTTATAATCTTTCACAAGTTTAGTGGTTAGGGTTTGTCCACCAAACGTAGTGAATGTAATTTTACTACCATTAATTTTTATGTCCTCAGCATGAAGAACTGAGTAAGCACTATTTCCTGTATCAAATTTAGTTTCAACTTCACCGAAAGGTTTGATATCAACCATCTCGTGAAATCCACATCTGATAGGAACAGTGTATCTGTTTTTGGATTCTTTATAATGTTCCAAAACTTCTTTTGCAACATTCAGTCCAGAGTTTGCTTCCTCTACACCTTCTGTGCCAGGCGAACTATTTACTTCCAAGAAATAAGGTTTGCCTTTATGTGAAATAAAATCTACTGCAACGAAATCACCATCAACTGCTTTTGCGGCAATCAAACACTGTCTAATTTCTTCTTCTGATAAATCATATTTCTTAACACCAGCACCCTGTGTGTAGTTACTTCTGAAATCACCTTCAACAACTTCTCTTTTCATTGTGCCTATGATTTTAGAACCAACTATAAGCACACGAATATCACCGTCAGTTTTAATATATTCCTGAATGAGAATATCTGTATCAGGGTCTTGTTTATAAATTAACTGTACCAAAGAATCTAATGCACGTTTTGATTCTACAAACAGAACTCCAACTCCACCAGCGCCTCTAAGTGTTTTTAGAATGATAGGGAATTTTGTATCTAGTTCCTCTAGTGCATTATCAATATCTTTGTCTGAAGGAAGTAGAACTGTCTTTGGTTGGTCTAGTCTAAAATCTTTTAGACGAACATAACTACGATACTTATCAGCACAAATACTAATAGTGGTTCTACTGTTAATGCAAGTTATACCAATTCGTTCTAGTTCTGATATCATATCTAGATGACTATCTCGTGTAGGTGTACCTCTAACAAAAACCACAGTATCTTTAGCACTGACTTGCATACTGTCTTCTCTACTCTTAATGATATATTTACCATCATCAAATACTAAAGATGCATTTTTGAACTCGCACAGTATAGTATCTAATCCAAGTTTCTTTGCTTCCTTTTCAAATTTATCAGCAGTGTTCTTTCGTACATCGCCTACTTCAACTGAAAGAATAACTACCTTGTAGTTTCCATCTGTTTTTTCTTCTGTAATGAATTTTGAAAAAGATTGTGTCAATTTAAGCTTCTCTTTTTTTACCTATGTTATATTTAGTCTCTAACACCCACTCATTTTTCTCTTTGAAGGCAATAACCTTGATTTGAGATAATGGTGCTTTAGGTTCAGCAGTACCCATGATTTCAATCAGTCCCCAATCCCCTAGTAAACTAGCGATAGAGTTTCGTCTTGATATATCGTTTTCGTTAAAGTTTGTTTCTTTACCATCCAGAGCAAACAATTCTTTGAAGTGTACAATATAGTACTTTCCTTGTTTGTGTAGAATGTGGCAGGACTGATATAGTTTTTTCTCTTTACGAGATGCAACACCAATCCTTGATAATGTCTCACGAACCTTTAAGAAGTCATCTGGTTCTTTTAGTTTTACTTCCAGCATCGCTTCTGGATGCCAATCAATTTCTGTCATTTTCTTCCACCTTTATTCAAACTATCTTTGATAGTATTAATTTGTTCATTATCAAGTAGTTTTAGAGCGGCTTTTGCTTTTTCATTACTATATCCAAAATACTCTTTTACATACTCTAAATCTTTCAACTTGTCACCCTTTACCCAAGGTGCATACCGTTTCTTAGACCTAATAGTATTTAGTAAAAAATCATATTGGAGTTTTGATGGTAGGTGGTGTCTCATGTTCATCTCATTAACAAGCATGATGGTATCGTTGAACGGTGCCAGACACTTGTTAATGATGAACGGTGAGTACTTCTTCTCCCACATAGGGTCATCTGATTCCATCAGATTTTCCTTTGTTTCATTGAGAGATTTCAGATAATGTTTTAGTTCGTACCCACTCATTTCCAATTCACCTGTGTCATAACTTCAACCATGAAAGCAAGCATATTGATTTCTTGGTCAGCGACAAAGGCAGATTTGTATGAGTAGTCTGCTGTTGCAAGAACAAGATGAGGTACATTTTGTGGTTGCACTTCATCATACAGAGAATCGTAAACTTTACGATACACACGAGAGGGGTCATTATCTAGGTTGTTTGCAACCCATTTACGAATGGACTTGAAGTCTTTCTCTTTGAGGAATTTAGTCAAGTCCTTCATATTCGTTTCTGAGATATTGACAAGAATTCCACTGTCAATCATACCAGATGCCGAATATCTTTGCAGTTCGTTTAGAACTCTTCTCCAATCAGGGAAGTGTTTTTCAACAACACCAGCGACTGCCTTTGGTTCAAATTGTACTTGTTCTGTTTTAAGAACGTCTTGTACACGAGCAAAGAATTCACCAGCAAGTTTAGGTTTCTCTGAAGATGGAATACGAAATTCTACAACAGAACACCTACTATGCAAAGGGTCGATGATACGGTTCTTGAAGTTACAGGTTAGGATGAAACCACAGTTCTTGTGGAACTCTTCAATAAATCCACGCAACGCTGGTTGTGTAGATTGAGGATTAAGATAATCTGCCTCATCCAAGATTACGAACTTACGGTTACCATCCATAGAGACAGTACTTGCAAAGTTCTTAATCTTGTTTCTAAGAACGTCAATACCAGATTCCTCTGAACCGTTAATCATCATATAGGTGGCGCCGAGTTCATTCAACATTGCTTTTGCAACAGTTGTCTTACCAACGCCTGGCCCACCAGATAAAAGTAGATTTGGAATATGTCCTTCATCTACAAATGTCTGGAAGGTTTTCTTTAGGTCATCAGTGAGAACACACTCACTGATAGTTTTGGGACGGTATTTCTCCACCCACAACATCACATCATTCATAATATATTCCTTCTGGTTTAGGATGCTTCTAGAGCAATAAAGTATTCTACGTCCTTTGTCATATTAGTAAAGCGAGAGATACCCTTTTGAGATACTTCTACTTTATAATCACCAGAAAGAAGTTTAAGATTTTCAACCTTAAAGAAGTAAGTAAAGTCTGAAGGCGAGTTCTCACCAACAACAATACTGAAGTCATTAGAGGTTTCATTCTTACGGTCAGTTGTGGTAAGTGTAATATCACCACCAGTAGTTCCTTTAAGAACTACATCTGGAACACCAAGTACAGCAGATGCTTTCTGAATTTGATTGAAAGTATCTTGAGTAAATGTGAACTCAACATCAACAGAAGGCATAGTGATTTCTGTCTTTGGTGCAGTCACGATAGATGGGTCACTAAACATATATGTTAGTTTTGAACCACCACCTTCTTCACTGAGTTTTACACTTTTCTCATCGAACGCCATAGATGGGTCTTTGAAAAGAGACAACGCAGACAAGAACTCATTCAAGTCATAAATTGCAAACTCCTGATTAAAGGTGTCTGGGATAGTTGCTCTTGATACAATGTTTTTCATTGCTGACATTGTATTAATTACGTTTCCGTTTTTAACCAGAAGATTCTGATTAATTGTTGAGAAGTTCTTTAGTACTTCTCGTGTATCATTACTAAGTTTCATTTCACTTGTCTCCATAATTATCGTGATTGTGTAGTGACATTATACCATAATGTATCACTTTTAGCAAGTCATTTCTGTTCTTGCCGTCCTTTTTTCCGTATCGTTGTGCATACTTTAATATGTTGCCGATACAAAAACCTTCTCCATGTCCACCGTCCATGATGAATTCTGTTGCTTGAAATTTGTTTTGGGAATAATGTGCAGAATATGTTTTATCAATATACTGCCTGAGTTCTTCCAGAATCTTGTCTTCTGAATATTTGTATTCAATCTCTTTATTATATTTCAATTGTTTTCATCCTATTTCAATTTATACATACTATACCAAGAAATGGGGGGATTGTCAAGAGATAATCCCCCACATCTTTATTTAATTTTAATTACTTTAGGTTTCTTCTCCTCTGGAATAATTCTTTCCAAATTGATATAAAGCAATCCGTCTTTCATATCAGCACCATTTACAAAAACGTCTTCTGCAAGTGTAAATAATTTCTTGAATGACCTTTGCGAAATACCTTTATGAAGATACTCTGTTGTGTCCACTTCAGTCTTATCCTCACCAGAATCCTTTGACTGAACCATAAGAGTATTGTCTTTTGTTTCAATCGCAATATCGTCTTTTGAGAAACCAGCAACTGCCATTTCAATAGTGTACTTATCGTCACTATGTTTTACGATATTATATGGTGGGTAAGTATGGTTCTTCGATGGGTAATTAAGCATCGAATCAAACATTCTATCGAAACCGATAGAGTAAGTGTTAACCCTTGATGGGTCAATAGTTAAAGATGTATTCATGTTTTTCTCCTTTGTTAAGCAAGATACATTTGATACCTGACTATTCAGCATATCACGTTTA